AAAAAAGCTCTTCGTCGATTTTATCCTTTGGGTAGATTTCAACGAGGGTGATTCCGTTGACTTCGCAGAATTGTAATTTCTTTTCATCTCTTTTTAATTGCTGGAGATATTGAAAACGATTGCCGTGGAAGAATTCAACATATTTCGTGTGTTGACCTCCTTGAACTTCGACGGCAATTTTTTTGTTAGCGTTGTAGAAATCAAAAGAAAGGCGAGTGCCGACAAGTTTGAACTCTTCGAAAACAATGTCGTTCTTCCAGTATGGAAAAAGAAATTCTTTAACGTATAGTTGAAACTTGCTGCGACTCTTGCCCTTCCATTTGATTAAATATCTCTTGGCATTTTTAAGCTCTGCGACAGAACCATTGATTGTTTTAAACTTCATTGCAAATTGCTTTCTTGAAATATCCAACAAGGAATTTGCTGAGTTGTGGGTCTTGTTCAATTTTGTTGAATACCGATTCTAGTCCTTGCACTTTACCGAATGCTGGAAGAGAATTTTCCGCGAGAAGTTCTTCAAATTCTTCCGTTGCTGTGTACCAAGCACCACCCTTACCAAGAAACTCCCACAGCAGAAGCAAATCAACGATTTCTTTTTCAATCCATACAGAGTTGCCATTTGTGCGACCGTATTTAATTGGGTAAGCAATCGTGAGATTCGTTTTTTCGTTGGGAGACTTTTTCACAGTTACTTTTGCGAAGTGACCAATGATTGGGTTGTTGACAGCATCAATTGTCTTGTCAGAAGGATTTTTAAGAATTAAATCTCCCTTGTATCGCGGCTCAAACTCAAGAATGAAGTTTGCAAAGTGCAGAAGTGCATTGCCGCCAGTGGCAGTTGTTTGGCGAACTGGAGCTTTGGAATATGGATCGAGCTTAATGTCAGCGCGAACTTGGCTAATGAATACTGCCATGTGACCTCTCTTAGCAAGAGCAATCGAAAGGCGCTTCATAAAGTTTGCGGCAATCACAGCACCGCCAGCAACTTTGTTTGAGTCTTCGAAGTCCTTGTCAAGATCGCCTTTGGTGATTAGTCCATCGACAGAATCAAGCAAGAAATAGTAGCGATTGTCTTCTTCGTTTTTGGTAACGAGTTCGCGCATTGCGGCGACAACAGTTTCATAAATGTTGCTTTCAAATACAAAGCATGTTCCAGCTTCCCATTCTTCTGGCTTGAAAACAAATTTGATACCTGATCTTTCTCTCATTTCCTTAGACAAGCGACCTTCTGCTTTGATGTAGAATCCTTTTGAATTTGGAACAGTCGCCAAAAAGTTTTTCATGAATGCGAGCGCAGCGCTTGTCTTGCCTCCTTCATTCATACCGCAAAATCTATGCAATCCTGGACACAAGCCTCCACCGAGTCTCAAGTCTAGTTGCAGAGAACTGCTCGAAACTTTGTAATCAATTTCATCCTCAAAATTGTAGTGATCTTCGGAATTCTGTTTTAAGAATGAGCCTAGCACGGAGCTTGACTTTAATACTTCTTTATCTTTATCTTGTTTAATTTTAGCCATCTAAAAAGTCTTTTAATGATTTTATTTTTTTGTTTATTGTGGCATCCTCGCCAACCTTCTCACCTATATCGTAATCGGGGTACTTGGATAAGTCAACCTTAAAATTGAATGCGCGAAACTTTTTATCCATTGTCTCTTTAAGTTTGTCACAGACTAAATAAGCCAGAGAGTCAAGCTGTTTGTCAAAAGAAACGGCATTCATGAACTCAAGCGAGTATCTTTCGCACAAGTCATTTAGCAGCTTCATTTCTCGCATATAAAACAAACGCTTATCCTTTGTGGGGACAAGCGTGAGTCTTGCGAGTATGTGTTTTTTGTTGATCTTACTCTTTGCCATCCAAGAGCATTATGTCATGAAAAATCATCTTGTCAACTAAATTTTTGAAAGAAGTTTTTGGCTTCCATCCAAGCTCTTGACGAGCCTTTGTTGAATCACCAAGAAGAAGCTCAACCTCTGCTGGGCGATAGAATTTTTCATTGATTACCATCAGCACTCTGCCAGTTTCTTTTTGTTGAAAGATTTCGTTAATATCAGATCCTTTCCATTCGCCATGAATACCAGCAGCTTCAAATGCGAGTTCAACGAATTCGCGGATTGTGTGGGTTTCATTGGAAGAGAGAACATAGTCGCGTGGCTCTTGTTGATTGAGCATTTTCCATATACCATCGACAAAATCTTCTGCGTCTGACCAATCTCTTTTGGATTCGATATTTCCAAGTTCCAGAAGATTGTAAGCTTCTTCATTATCAATTGCTTTTTTAATGCGAGCTACTGCTTTGGTAATTTTGCGGGTAACAAATTCTTCACCACGACGAGTTCCTTCGTGATTGAATAACCAACCCTGAACAGCATATAGTCCATAAGATTCTCGCCATACTTTGAGAATTTGTCTAGCTGCTGCCTTAGATGCGCCATAAGGACTTCTTGGGCGAAGAGGATGCTCCTCACTCTGAGGTACTGTTACTACATCACCAAACTCTTCAGATGATCCAGCTTGATAAAATCGGCAAGCAGGATGATAGTTTCTGATTGCTTCAAGAATATTGAGAACTGATGTTGCGTTAGTTTCCCAAGTTTGTTGAGCAAAATCCCAACTACTTCCGACAAAGCTTTGAGCTGCCAAATTAATAAAATAGTCAGGCTTTAGTTTTTCAATAATTCTCGAAATGGAGTGACAATCTGTCAGGTCAAAATTAATCAAATGGAATCTTTGGCTATTGATATGAGACAAATTTGTATGATTGTAGACACTCAGCCTACGAACGCAACCAAAGATTTCATAATCAGTATTTTCCAGTAGATAGTCTACCATGTGGCTTCCGTCTTGTCCAGTAACTCCAGTTACAATTATGCATTTTTTATTGCCAAGAGTTTTGGCAGCGTCTTCGATATTTAGTATATTCATGTGATCTATTTTTTTGCCTATGTATTTTTCTTTAAGATTGTCCATTTGCCTATTGAGTTTAATTAAAGATAATTATTTTTTATCATTTATCAATAAAACATCATAATGATTAGATCCATATCGAAAATGTGCTGGCTTTGAAGAAATTAAAGAAAAACCCATTGATGTAAGCTTATTGATTATGATAGAATTGATGGCTCTTAAATTTGGATTGACAAAATCATGGAATTCTATCGTAAGCTGTTTAAATTTTTTCAAATCTTTTTCTTCTGCATTCAATAAAAGATCATATTCTGCTCCTTCAATGTCAATTTTTAGAATATCTATTAATTCATCGGGTTGCAAATCCATCATATTAATTAATTTTTTTAGTGTAGTAGTTTTTATTTTATGAACCTTCATTGATTCAGAAAAATAATCAAAAACGATAGATCCATTATAAGGAGAGCTTTCGTCCTCATTAAAAGATACATACTCTTGTTCTGCATTGTGAACAATAGCCTGATTTAGCAATATAAAATTGTCTTTGTTTTTTATTTTGCAAAAATTTGTTGGGTTAGCTTCAACTAGAATAGATTGCTGTATTTTAAATTTTTCATTTACCCCAGAAGAGAATTCTCCCAAGCAAGCTCCGAGATCAATAATTTTCAAGTCCTTATCTTTTAATAGAGACTCATCTAAAGTGTGTTCACTAATTGTTATCATATATTTTTTTATTTTGTTTAGATAGCTCGGTATCTTCTATTTCTCCGATGTTAAGATGTTTAAAATACTCCCAATCTCTTGCATCGTCTGGATGGTGATTATTGACATCTCCTCTTTTCATTTTAACCTTTTCCCAAAATTCAATTGATTGTGTTGTATAGTGATTGATGATTAAATCATAATCTTTTTGACCTAAATATGAAGCATTTATTGATGAGAAATTTCCAATTGGATCGTGAACCCAAAGACCACTTATTCTGGCATCGCCATTGATTATGTATTTGCGACTAGATGTTCTATTAGGAATGAAAGATCCATTAATGAGACACATCATTTCTCCATCTAAATCATGCCTCATCGTGCAAGATTGAACTATTGACTTTGGGTGTTCGACATTTCCATTTGAGTGAAACATCGCCCAATTCGCATATATTGCGTCATATTGTTTATATTTATTTAAAATATTTTTCAAATCTATTTCCTTGGGGGAATACCAAAATTCATCCAAATCGCAAATAATTGTCCATTCGGAATCTTTAATTTTAGGCAATATAAATTTATCATAAATAGCTTGTTGTCTATTATGAAATTTAGAAATGTCATTAATGATGAGAGTGACTACTTTTTTTTCTATATAAGGAGAAATAATTTCTAAGTATGAGTCAGAACTATTATCGTCAATTAAATATATATGTTCAACACCATGAAATAAATAATGCTCAATCCATTCCTTTAAATTTAAGGACTCATTTTTAAAAATAGCAGCTACAGATAACTTGTATTTTTTCATGATCTCATTTCTGTATGGTTTTTATCTCTATGGATAATAAGTCTTGGCACGTTTAATCGCCACGATTCAGGATAAGAAAAAGAAGAAGAGACGATATTTACCTTTTCTTTATTATGAAAGAAATAATGATTTAGGTGTGATTCGTCAAACCATTTAGCAATAAAATCATTATCTAAATCAATTTTAGCATTTTTATAAAGAGTGTCGCACATTTTTAAAACCTCTGAAGGAATTCCTCCCCAAAAGCAACCTTGAACATAATTTCCAATTTGCGTTGGATCTAAATATGCGGTAGAATTTTTATTTGTTTCTATATCCCACATATTTGGCGTAAATAAATTCTGTGGGTGATTAACGGCAAATAAATCATGAAATTCAAAATCATTAACATTTTCGACAACTAGTAGATCTGCGTCAAAATAAAAAACATAATCATATTGAGAAATTAAATCTTTTTTATCTACAAAATAACTATACCTTTTTAAAGAATTAAGTGGCCATTTTTCATGTTCAATTTTATTAAAAAAAACATTTGTTAATTTTTCTGAAAAAATATCTTCATCGGAAAAAAGTATAAAATGCTTTTCAAATTCATTTAGAAATTTTTTATTTATTGACTCGACAAGATCGAGCATTAGAGATCTGTATTTATTTGTTCCAACTGCTAAAATTGCTATTTTCATATTTATATTTTTATCCATTCTTTTAGTAAAAGATCTTCCATATATTGAGCATTATTTCCTTCACACGAAAGATTTGCTAAATGTTGAGTAATCCATTGTTTTGGAGTTATTATAAGTTTATTAGGATTTTTATTTAAATAAGCTCCCCACCAACTAAATGTTGAATTGGCTATGATATTGTGATCACATTTCGACATTAATTCTAAATCAATATAATTGGCATTGTTATCAGCGAACTCAATATTTTCAAATCCCATATCTTTAGTAAAG